TGTGCCAAAGGTTACAGTTCCACCGGCAGATCCATTATCTACGATAGTGTAATCTGTCGTTAAAGTTTTAACTGTCTCTACTCCTGCTGAGGATCTTTCAATAACCTGTAGCTCGGCAGTTGAATGAATAGGGAAAGTATAACTAAATTGTGTGTTACTATCGTCTCCGCTATATGAATCTTTTGTACTGGTGCTTGATACTGTCATAAGTTTAAATTTTGAAAATTTGTAGGCATTAAAATCCTACCCTAATTTTTCTATTAAATTAATTTGTCAATTCTGTCTATCCTTTTTTTTATGGAGACCACCAATATTCTTGACCAGTTCGTCTCTTCAAGCTATTTATATTTCTTCTGGTGTCTGATTGGTAGTTAGGGTTTAAAAGCTTTTCAAGGGTATCAAATAAAATTCTTTCAATAACTAGCCGTGTGTACCAGACATTGTTGCCTGGAGTATATCTTTGAATAAATGCCGCAAGCTCCTTGCCAGCATTAGTCTTTTCGCCAGATATAAGCTCTGAAACATTACCAAAGGTTAAATCAATAAGATCTCCTATCAATGACATTCCGGGTCCAGCAAGTGTTTTGCTAAAAGATCCGCCATATCTGTTGCTATCCTGGAATAAAAAATCTCCAAATATACCTAATCCACCCCCATAAACCATGGCGTTTAACCAATATCTTACTCCCATCTTATTTGAAGGAGTTGGTTTTTTACCAGCTGCAACTTGTTTAATTTCATAAGCTAAAGCTCCCATAACAGTTCCGCCAATAATCATTGGCACTAAATATTTAGCTTTACCTTTTAATCCTACTTGTTGAAACCCTCTGGCTAAATGCGTCATTCCCAAAGTAATAGGAAAGTTTTTATACATAAGCATTGAATTAACTATTTCGCCTTTTATTGTACCTGGTTGAGAAGATCCCGCTAAAGTAATTCTGCCTTTTGCTGAGGATGTTGGAACCGCAAAATTTGTTTCATTTGTAAGCCAAGTCATTAATCTAGTTGTTAAATATTCTCTTGTCGCACTATCTAAATCTGCTCTTGCGTGAATATCATCGGGTCTTAAAAAAGTAGCTCCCTTTCCAACCATTGAAGGTTCATCAACCCCCGCATCATATAATTTTGTTTTTCTAATAATTTCCCAATCTTTCTCTCCAATGCCGTATCGTTTGAATTGTTTTTGTAGTTTAGGATGTAATTTATTAAATGTTTTATTACTTTGTTCTGCAAGCTCTCCCATGGCTATCCAGCCAAACGCCCATTTATTGCCTTGTGTAGAGTGAGATAATCCAGATCCTCTTAATACAAAATCAGAAACTCTTTTTGACCAGAAGGGAGCATCCACTTCATTTAAGTATCTTGCTTGAACCCCGGCAACAGAACTCCACATCTCAGCTATTAAACCAAGTCTAATTGCCGTTCTCCCCATTGCTTTATCTTTTTTCATACCTTCTGCTAAAAATTTAACAGCTTTGGCATTAGCTTTACTTGCTGGCAAACCATTGAATTTTGCTGCCATTCTGGTCCAATGAAAATCAGTAATAGTCATAACCGCAGCTCCTCCTAATTGCGCAGAAGTTAAAATCTGTCTTGTAGCTGCAAAGCTATTTCCAAAAAATCCATCAACGGGTCTATGTAAAGATCCTTTATGATGAGCAAATAAATTAGTAACATTTTCTAAAATTGCATTCGTTCTATCTTGTTCAGATCTAAAAATTTTTATTCCTTCTTTTTTTAATTTACTATCTTTAATGATAGTTTTTTTTCTCTTAAATTTTCCTTGAGCCTCCGCAGCCGTGTCAATACCTGCTTGTTTTTTAATCACGCCAAATGCCCAGGTATGAGTAGCGTCTGGATTGGGTCCCAGGATCTTTAACATAGCAATATCCCTGGACATTCCGTTGATATGATCCATCATTGTTTTAAACGCATCTGGATTTCCAAATTTGGCTTGATACTCCATCCAGGCATCTGCATTTTTAAATTTTAAAAATCTATGATCTAATCTTCTATTATGTAGAGCTTTTCCGTAAGAATTAACTCCTGGTTTAAAGGTTGCCATACCTTCTGTTGTAATATTTTCATAAACTCCCTTGTCTCCGATTAAAGTCTCACGAAAAGTTTTATTATTAAAAGGCAAGCCAGTTCTTTCGTCAATCATATTTTCTACATCTAATCTGGGTAAAATATAATCAAACCAGGCTGATTTAGGTACGGGTCTAATCAATGAAGTATCGTGTATTGTGGGTAATCCCCAATCTTTTCTTGATAAAATTTTCATACCAAAATAATTGGCTCTTTTTCTTACATGCTCTGCTCCACCTTTCCAAGTAAGTGCTATTTCTTTAGCATTAACATTTCCTGTATTTTCTCCAAATATTTCTCTAACTATCATTTTTTGATTAGCTTTTGCTCGTTTAGATTTTGTTCCTCCCCAACCATACTTTTGCTCATCTATAAGCTTAGCCATTAAAGCATGAGCCTTACCCCTTTCAATATCAACCTGCCTTTCAATATTTGGAAGATGTGCATATTGATCGTGTGCATATAAAGCTCTGTAAGCATTAGCCATATCTACTTCGCCATTAGCGTTTTTATAGGTAGCAAATACATTTTCAATTTCATTCATTTTATTTTTCATTAGCAAAGTGTATCTCAACTTCTCTGCCTGCTCTATTTTCATAGCATCGTGAACTTGTTTAGCTGCTGCTTTTTCGGCTTCTGGTTTAGTTAGATTTTTTTGATGTTGATATAAATCTGTAACTTCATCTAAATTTTTATGCAGCCTTTGTGCTTGCTCATCACTAATTAAGCCATCTCTAATACCTTTAAGAATACAATTTTTATAGCTCATTTTACCAACCCATACATTGTTCTAATCTTTTCATCATCGTTTCATTTTTACCCGCCTCTTCGTACAGCTCTCTCGCTGTTTTGGTTAAAGGCACTATTTCCCCTGTAGCCTCATCCATTCTTGTTCCAATTACAATTGGAAAATCTATATCGTTTGTAGGATTTAATCTTGAAAACTCTTTATCCTTAATTTCAAAATATTTATTTTTCATATCTATTTCAGCTTTTGCTTGTTCTTTTAATGTTTGATTGTATTCTGAAACTGACATATCGTCTTTTTGATATTTTGTTTTTTTATATAAAATTTGAGATATATCTATAATCGGATCTAATTCTTTTAAGCTAACTTGTAGTTCAAAAGAAAAACCATCTTTGGTTAAGACTTGTAAATGGATCCTTCTATATTCAGTATTTTTTGTTAAAGTTCTACCAACATCATCTAAAAAATCATCTCTCATAATAAGTTTAAATTTTTTATCTAATTCAGCAAACACCAATTTTGCTTGAGTTATTGTGTCTAAACTAATTCTAGCTCCTAGAAAATCTGATATATTTTGAGGTGTAGCGGTAGGATCTGCTCTTAATTTTTCCTTGATTTTAAGATCTTCTTTAATTCGTGCCTTTAAATCGCCATTATATTTTGTTGCTATTGGCTGTAATTCTTTTTTAACACTACCCATTTTCTTGGATAATGTGTTGTAAATCTCATTGTAATCGTTAGATATATGATATAGGGGTTGTTTTATGGAATTCAAATCGCCAACAGAACTGGTAGTAGAACCACGAATAAGTGGAGGCTTAGTATTTGCCGTTGCTAAAATAGATGACCGAGTTAAATCTGTTCGTTGGGATTTTGAAACTAAATCTTGGGTTTTTGCCAAAGGCTTACCAGTAGGAACTGTTTTGGCAGCAGCACCAGCTCCACCTTCGCTTTTAATTGCCAAAGGCATTCCATCGGTAAATATTTCCCCTTCTGCTACTGAGGCTTGATTTCTATAAGTTGCCTCAGTTGGTACATCAAAATCTTTAACTCCTTCAATATCTTCTGCTAACTTAGTTTCATTTTTACTAAAAGTAGCTTTTTCAATTCTTGGAGAATTAGTATTTGTTGTTATTTTATTAATATTAAAATCAATAGAATTTAAGTCTTGAACCGCATCTCCATAAGATCCTTGATTAGTTCTTCCTTGTGTTTCAAGTTCTTCTTTTCTTTCTATTAATTTTTTTCTAATAGTATTAATTTCTTGTTTGGATAATTGAGATACAGATTTTCCCTGTGCGTTTACACCAGATGATCTGATAACATAAGATGGATTTCTGATATTTTGATAAGCTCCAGATTTCGGGTCCAGGCTGATTATTCTTTCCGTTCCATCTGCTAGTTTAACTTTAATGGAGTTTCCAGATTGACTTACTTTAATGACTTGGGTTTTTATAACATTACCATTCGCATCAAAGATTTCAGTAAATTCTCCAGGCTTAATATTTACTGGTGGTTCTAAATTATCTGAAACTATATGGTTTTTTGCTGGTGGTAAATCTAAAGCAGTATTTTCATTAACTGATTTAACCGCAGCATCTAATCTTTCCCTATGTTCTGTTCTTCCAGACGCATTATCTGGAAAAGGATTATCTTTTTCCGGAATTTTATAATTATCTAAAGTTCTATCTTTATATTTAGGATTAAGTTCTCCTAACTCCTTGCCTACTTTATTTAATTCTGCATCTGATAATTTAAAAAGATATTTTTTACCAACTTTAACACCTTTACTAAAGGCTTTAAATACTCCATAAAGAGCTGGAGACAATACCCCAGAAGCAAGAGTAACCATTGCAATATTTTTTAACCCCGTTTCCCAACCAGCATCTTCAAATCCTAATTCTTTTCTATAAGGTTGAGATTTTAACTGGATCATAGTTTCGGCTACACCTCCTATGATCATTTCATACCTAGCAATTTTCCATGCTGCTTTAGCAAAAGTTGCTGGTACTGAATAACCAAAAGATATTGGAATAGTTGCAAGCATTATTGGATCTTTAAAAGCTTGAACAGCCATACCACCATAACCCCCAATTATTTTTCCAGAGAGTGTAGCTCTTTCGCTTATTTCAGCATATTCTTTCCAAGCACTATGAGCTTTCTTGGCAATCGTTGCTTGCATATTTTCTTCAGTATCTAAACCAGTCTCAATTAATGCGGCTTTTACATTTTCGTCTATTGTTTGCAGCTCTGTAACTTTAAGCCAAAATTCTTTCTCTAATTGTTCTTTAGATTTTCTTTTACTCCAATCAAAAGAGTGAACCCCAAAAATAGATGATGCTCCAGAACCTAAAGGTTCTAATTCTAAAAATTTATCCATAGGATTAACAAAATCAGTATGCCCCGCTTCATGCAATAACTGAACCATATTACCATATTCTTCTGTTTTATTATTCGTTTCAGTTATATGCATTTCAGATCTTGCTAAAGCTTTTTGAGCTGCCTCCCAATTTTCTGGTATGCTGGTTCTTGATCCTTTTGACCAGCTTGTGTTTGGTTGTGGTATTAACGCTGTATCTGTATCAAAGAACATTGACATTATTGTAAATCTGTTAGTATTTCTGATTTTATATTATTAAGATTAATAACGAAAAAACCACCATCGGAATTCATTAACCATTCGTGTTCTCCGTCAATTACATTAGGGTTTTCTCCCATTGCAATTTTATATTTACCATCATCTACACTTACAAAATAAGGATCTTTATTAAGGAATATTTCTGCAACAGTAAATCTTTTTCCATTTACTACTGGAAGTTCTCCATTAGAGGATGCTTGTTTAAATAACTTTTTACCAATTTTATTTGCACCAGTAACTTTAAACATTTCAATAACATCTTCAAATTTACCATTAGGTAGCCAAGGTGGAATATGAACTAAATTGCCGCTGGTATCTTCATCAAAGCCTCCCATTGAAGAATAATATTTATTAGATAAAGGTATTTTATTAAATGTTCCACCAGCCCCCATAACAAAAGCTCTTTCCCACTCATCAGTATCCAAATCTTCTTTAGTTTTACCTTGGCTTTTTAATTGAGCTGCATAAATATAGTTTGCAGCCTCAACCGTATTATTAAATGTTCCCATGTTTTGACTAAAAGCTTGATAAAATTTTGCCTTAGATGACATAAGATCTATATCTGAGCTTTTCATTAGATAAATTTTTGAAAGTTCTGGTTCTTTAGAAAGTAAATAACCTTCAACAAGAAGCTTTACATTTTTTCCAGCAACACCATTATTCATTACAGTTAATCCGCCAATGTGAGCTAATATAGTATTATCTTTAGAAAGTTCTTTAAAAGCTAAATCACTATCAGCTCCAAAACCTCGAACTAGAACTGTAGATAATTGGATAATTTCATTTGGTGTTGTTGCATTTTTAAAAGCATCTCCTATTGCATTCTTTTCATTTTCTGTAAAGAAAATCACGGAGCTATTATAAAAACCAGCAACTGTTTTAGCTTTTGGAATTCTTTCTTTTATAGCCTCTATAAAGTCTGAAATATTTCCATCTGGAGATAATAATTTTGTAAAACCTATTTCATTAATACTAACAATATTTCTATCATTAGCAGCCATTAATTGATCTTTGTTTATATCTGTTGTAAGAGCTGCTAAATATTTTGTTGTAATTTCTAAATTGTTTGCATACTCTAGCTCCATTCCCTTGCCTTCTCTAGCTTTTTTACTCATATATTCAGTTAAAATATTTTTTCTGTTTTCTATTTCAGCTTTAGACATTTGAGAAAGCTGTTGGTAGATAGGATAATCTGTAATAATTTTTTGTATTTTAGTTAATGATTTTTCATCTTCTGTAGCAGTAGCAATTTTAATAACTTCAGCAAATTCATCTTGATTAATGGTATAACCATTTACTACATTATTTTCTATTTGATTAATTTTACTTCTATTTTGATGATCTATTGTGGTTTTTTTTGTTTTTTGATATTTTTCTAAAGCGTCTACAGAATATTCACCGTCTTGTGGTATTAAGGGATCTTTTTTAGCGGCTGCCAATGCTGCATCTTGTTCTTCTATAGGTACATTTTTATAATTAAACCAACGTACCTCTGTTTGAGTTTCTTTCCAAATTCTTTCTATATCATCGCCAAAAATTTCAAAATGTTTCTTATAATCTGGTGAATTGTTATTTGAAAGTTTAAGTTCTAATCCTTTGATTGCTGCTATTTTTTCCAAATCAGTACCATGGATTGCAGATTTTTTAAGTATTTCTATTTCCGATAAAGCATTAAATTTTCTTTGACTAATCATATTAGTTGTTGATGAACTTCTAATAGCATTAATATCCAGAAGATTTTGTTTTGTCATCCAGCGTTTAAATTTCCTTTGAGCCATTTTGTTAGATAACGAGCCATTAACATTATCAAATACAGCTTGCCAATGATCGTTATATAATTTTCCAGCTGCATCTGGATCACTCATCCTGGATGCTTCTAATTTTATTTCAGATAATCCTTTAAAATTATCTCCACCATTCATAACTTCTTTAGATTTTTCTAAAACTTCATTATCAGTTTTAATATCTAAATGTTTATAGTAAAGTTTTTCTCCAGATTGAACCATTCCTTTAAAAGCTCTACCAATAGATCCAGCCTCTGCCATACTAACAAATGCTCTGTTTTCTACATTTGAAGATTTAGTTGTTGGTTCTAGTTGTGATTTATATAATTTTATTGCCATAATTATCCTAAATAAACATTCCAGCTGTTGATAATAAACTTTGTCCAGCAGCATAATAAGATGCTTTCCTTGCAACTTTACCTCTCCATCTTTGAAGATCTGCGTCTGCTTGCATCATA